AATGACAAGGTAAATAGAATAACCTATGAGGAGGTTATAGATGATACAAGACCTATACAAAGCAAAAAGGTCCTTGGAGTTGAAGTGGGAACAGGAGCATCTATCTAACAATAGATACACTCTTGAAATGGTCAGAATTGATGACAAAGTAAAAAAAATCATCACTGACATTAAGCTGGAAGAAGCAGCAATTGCCCATAGACAGAACACAATTGAAGGTTCTGCTCCAGAAGTTTCAGTAGCTACTTAATCAAAAGCTACATCGTTGGAATAAATCCACTCCACACTACAGGCTCTCTTGCACTCTACTAAAAACTAGTATATAATTTTGACACTATACATAAATTAATATTCTGCATAGACGCAGTATAGTCGACGGCCTAGAGACTATGTAGAATTTAACTAGGAGAATAATCATGGCTATAACTAACTTTTCTGGACCTATTACGGCTGGAAACATAAGAAACACTACAGGTACAACTATTGGTACTAACATCGCAAATGTTGGACAAGTTGTAATGACTCAAACACACCTTATCGATTTATCTGGTGGAGCACTTGCTGCAGACGTAACAAATATTGTTATTCCAGCAAACTCACAGATTATTGATGTGGTAATAGATTCAGTCGTAGCAGCTTCTGGCGCAACTAATTTAAGTATTGGTGATGTAGCCGGTGGAGCAGCGACAATCATTAATACATATGCACTTGGAACAGGTGTTGGTAGAAAATACCCAACAACTGAAGCTGGTGGAGCATTAGCTTGGTCTGATGTAGGAACTACAGATATTAGAATAACTGTAACTGCATCTGCTGCAACAACTGCAGGATCTACTAGAATTACTTTTTTGTATTCACAAAATAATAATTTAAGTTAATAAATAATTAGTGTGGGGCTACGGCCCCACATAAAATTAATTTTAAGGAGAAACAAATATGAGTTCAGATCAGAAATTTACAACACTTACAGCTGATGGACAGGTTAAAACTGCTTCAGGAGGATCTACTAATATTGGTCCTGCTAGAGTTACATACATTCAAGGTACTGGTATTACAAATATAAAACTTTATGATGCAGCAAGTGCATCTGGATCAATTGTATTTGAAGCTACTTTTGGAAGTGAAGGATTAGATATCTATGTACCAGGAAATGGTATTAGATTTGAAACTACTATCTATGCAGATGTAACTGGAACAGGATCTATTACACTTGGATATACTGGCTAGGAGGCTAAATGGCTAACACAACCTCGGGCACAACTACTTTTGATAAAACTTTTTCTATTGATGAAATTATAGAAGAAGCTTTTGAAAGATTAGGACAACAAGACGTTACAGGTTATCAATTAAAAACCTCAAGAAGATCATTAAATATAATGCTTCAGGAATGGGGCAACAGAGGTATTCACTATTGGGAAATAGGAGAACTTGATCTTGATTTAATACAAGGACAAGCAGAGTATAAATTTTTTAGATCATCTGGAGATGGTACAAGTGCTACTTCTAATCCAAATGGTATTTATGGAATATCCGATGTCCTTGAAGCACAATTAAGAAGTAATAGAACAGCAACAGATCAATCTGATAGTCCTATGACTAAAGTTGATAGATCAACTTATGGTGCTTTTTCAAATAAACTTTCTCAAGGTACACCTAATCAATATTGGGTTCAAAGATTTATTGATCATGTTAGTATTAGTGTTTATCCTACACCTGATTCAACTAATGCATCAAAAGATATGCATTTTTATTATATAAAAAGAATTCAAGATGTTGGAGCTTATACTAATGCAACTGATATGCCTTTTAGATTTGTACCGTGTATGGTTTCAGGATTAGCTTATTATTTATCTATGAAATACCAACCACAACTAACTCAAAATTTAAAATTAATTTACGAAGATGAATTTCAAAGAGCATTAGCTGAAGATGGTTCAGCTTCAAGTACATTTATTACACCAAAAGCTTATTACCCAGGAACTTAATATGGAACAATACAAAGATTATGTTAGAGCAGTTAGAGAAATAGGAGTTGAACCTTTACCTATAGGAGATTTTGAATCTTTATTAGGTGCTATGGATGTAAGCGATATAATTTCTTTAACGGTAAAAGCAAGTGGCAATGTAGATAAACCTATGGGTAACTAATGTCTAAGTACGCAACAGGAAAACATTCAAAAGCAATTTCTGATAGATCAGGTATGGAATTTCCATATAGAGAAATGGTTAGAGAATGGAATGGTTCATTTGTTCATTACACTGAGTATGAACCAAAGCAACCACAACTTGAACCAAAACCAATTGGTGGTGATGGTGTTGCGTTATTAAATGTAAGACCTGATAGAACAGAACCTATTACAACTGTACTAATACCTCAAGATGGTTTTGAAACATACCAAGCAGGATCAGGAATTATAAATGTAAGTGTACCTGGACACGGTTTAACAAATGGTACGACATATTTATTTAGAGGACCTCCAACAATTTCACCTGGAACAGGAACAACAACTAATCCTGTTTTTGCTTATGCAACTATTCCTAATTTTGATGGAATAACTGGTGCACAAATAGGACAAGGATCAGGTTACGCTATTACAACAGGACTTTATGACAATGGTTCGAGAGTTACAACAGACTATGCTTTATCTAATTTCTTCTTCTTTACAGTTAATTCAGATACTGCTACAACAGGAAATGTTAAAGGAGGAGGCTACGGTTGTTCCGTTGGGCCTATAACAATAAGCGCATGATAAATAAAATTTGGAATTGGATTAAAAATATATTTAAACCTGAAAAACAAGATCCACATCTTGAAATGTATGAATTAAGATCAGACAAAGCAGAAAAAATACGTAAAAAATATAAAGGAGATTCTGAGTAATGGCTTATACTTTAGCAAACTTACAAGATGATATTAGAAGCTATACTGAAGTCGATGATGGTGTATTTACATCAGGTGTATTAAATACAATAATTAAAAATGCTGAAAACAAAATTTATAGAGAAGCAGATAGTGATGACAATAGATTCTATGCAACATCTGCTTTAGTAAATGGAAATAGATATGTAACTATTCCAACTGATTTAAGATTTATTAGATATGCACAATTAACAGATTCAGCAGGTGATCAAACTTTTTTAGAAAAAAAAGATACAAGTTTTATGGCCGAGTATTATAATACTCCAAATACAGCTTCTGGAATTCCAAAATATTATGGTAATTGGGACGCTGAATTTTGGGTAGTAGCACCTACACCAAATGCTCAGTTTTCAATAACTTTAGCTTATGTTAAACAACCCATAAGTATAACAAATACAACACAACCAACAGCAGCTCCAGCAGCTACTAATGGAACTTATGTAAGTAATAAATATCAAGATTTACTTTTATATGCTTGTCTAGTAGAAGCATATGGGTACTTGAAAGGTCCCGTAGATATGTTACAATACTACGCACAAGCTTATCAAAAAGCAATGCAATCGTATGCGATCGAACAACAAGGTCGTAGACGCCGAGACGAATATCAAGATGGTGTTATTCGTACTCCTTTAAAATCACCGTCACCGTAAATTTAAGGAGAAAACAATATGGCAAATATAATACCGTTCTCATTTAGAGGAGAGCTCTTTTCGGGAACACATAACTTTGCAAATGGAGGAGATGCTTTCAAAATAGCTTTGTACACATCTAATCCTTACTCAACGTCTAGTACAGTTGTACTTACAACTAATGAAGTTAGTTCTTCTGGTAGTTCAAACTATGAGAGAAAAGCTTTAGGTTCTCAAGCAGTGGCAAGTTCAACTGCAGTTGCTTCAGTTGACTTTGCAGATAGTACTTGGGCCAATGCTACTTTTACAGCAGCATTTGCAGCAATCTATAATGATGACAAGAGTGATAAGTTATGTGTAGTATTAGATTTTGGTGGAAACAAAACGGCTACTAATGGTACGTTTACAGTTTCTTACCCAGATCCAAGTACACCGGCTAATGCAATTATAAGCATGGCATAAGGAGAAAATTAAATGGCGTTTAAATTAAACGATAGGGTTAAAGAATCCAGTTCGACTACTGGTACAGGTACGTTTACACTTGGTGGTGCGGTAACAGGTTTTGAAACTTTTGCTGCAGGTATCGGTGGAGGTAATACTACATACTATTGTATTTTTGAAAACGGTACAAATAATTTTGAAGTTGGTTTTGGAACTTTAAACGGAGGAGCAAGTACACTTGCTAGAACTAATATTATTTCTAGTTCTAATAGTGATGCTGCTGTAAACTTTGCAGGTGCAACAGAAGTATTCTGTACAGTGCCTGGTGCAAAAATAAGTTTACCTACTCCAGAAGAATATGGTTCTTCATCAGCGCCAAAAATAATTACAGTTAAAGTTGGTACTAAAACGACAGCTCATCCATACTCAGGTCAAGGATCTTCTAGTGCATATTTTTTTGATGGATTAGAATCACCAGCAATTACATTTTCAGGTGCAGATGCATCTTATAAATATTACTACAGATTTGATCAATCAGATTCTACAAACAGTGGTCACCCTTTACTATTTTATTTAGAAGCAGACAAATCTACAGCTTACACAACAGGAGTAACCACTAACGGTACACCAGGATCATCTGGTGCGTATACACAAATAGCAGTTGATGTTAACACACCAAATGTTTTATACTATCAATGTTCATCGCACTCTTTAATGGGTAACTTTGCAAACACTATATCTAATTATGTTAATGGTGCTTTAAATGTAGGTACATTACTTAAAATGCCTGATAATACATCTGCTAAAATATTAGTTGCAGATGGTACAAGTTATCAAGAATCCGCAGTATCAGGTGATGCAACAATTGCATCTGGCGGAGCATTAACACTAGCTAACTCTGGTGTAACAGCTGCTAGTTATACAAATTCATCAATTACAGTAGATGCAAAAGGTAGAGTTACTTCAGCGTCTAGTGGATCAGCGGGAGCTTCAGCGGGTTTTGCCGTTGCAATGGCAATCGCGTTATAGTATAAGGAATAAATTATGGCACAAAATTTTAAAAACTACATAACATCTGCAACAGGAACTTCAGCAGTGGATGCTTTAGGTGGCGCTACTAACAGTATTGACTGTTTAATTAGCGTAAGAATGGCAAATATTTTAACAACAACAATAACAGTAGAAGCTTATATCGAAAGAGGTGGTACTAATTACCATTTAATTAAAAATGCACCGATTGTAAGTGGCGGATCACTTGAGCTGATAGACGGAGGAAGTAAAATTGTTCTTGCTTCTGGAGATCAACTATATGTCAAATCAGATACGGCGTCATCTTTAGATACAGTAGTAGGCGCAGTAGATGATATAAGTACGTAGGAATAATCATGGCCTATTTAGGAAACGCACCAGCGGAAAAATATATAAGCTTTGAAAGACAGGTATTTACTATTGTCAATTCTCAAACTGCATATACGCTATCACATTCTGTAACTAACGAAAACGATATTAGACTTGTTGTAAATAACGTAGTCCAAGAGCCAGGTTCAGGAAAAGCTTATACTGCAACGGGCACAACTCTTACACTATCAGCGGCATTAACAAATGGTACAGATGAAATGTACTGTGTATTTTTAGGTAGAGCAGTAGGAACAGTCAACGCTCCTGCAGGATCCGTGGGCACTTCACAACTAGCTGCGGACGCAGTAACAAATGCTAAAATTGCTGACGATGCAATTAGTGATGAACAACTTGATCCAACTGTAATTACAGGACAAACAGCAGAAACTTCTATTGCTACAGATGATTTAATTTTATTATCAGATACATCAGCTTCTGGTGCATTAAAAAAAATGACTAGAGCAAACTTTGTATCTGGTATTGGTGGAACTAACACTCCAGCTTTTATGGCATCATTAACTACCGATCAATCTATAAGTCATAATACAAATACAAAAATAGCTTTTGCAAACGAAGTTATAGATACAGATAATACTTATGATCCTTCAACTAATTATCGTTTTACTCCAGGTGTTGTAGGTAAATATATGATTGGGTTGGGTGGTTGGATTTATTCAAGTGGAGGTGATATTAAAGATTATTCATTATATCTTTATAAAAATGGAAGCGACATTACTAATACTATGTACAAAAACCTCAATGCCTTTTCTGAAAGAACTAATTTAGATTTTCATACTATTATAAATGTTACATCTACCTCAGATTATTATGAAGTTTATATAAACCAAAATTCATCTGGTAGTAATTCAGTAGAATTTAGTGCTTCTGGAAATTCAGCAAAATTTAGAAACTTTTTTTACGCATACAAATTAATTACATAGGAATAAATTATGGCAATAGATAAAATAACAACACCCGCAATAGCAGACGACGCAGTAACAAATGCGAAGGTGTCCTATAACAATAATCAATTTAGAAACATCATCATCAATGGAGATATGAGCTTGGCTCAAAGAGCAACTTCTGTTACAGGAGTAGGTAATGGAGATAATTCATGTCATACTGTTGATAGACTTTCGTTTTATGAAGAAGGTGGAACATCTGGAGAATTTACTATGTCACAAGAAAGTGATGTTCCAACTGGTCAAGGTTTTTCAAAATCTACCAAACTAGATTGCACAACAGCAGATGCAAGTTTAGCAGCAGCAGAAGTTATAGCTTTAGAATACAAATTTGAAGGTCAAATGTTACAATATATTAAAAAAGGAACTTCAAATGCAGAAAGTCTCACGCTTTCATTTTGGGTTAAAACTAATAAAACTGGAACTTATGTTGCTAATTTTTATGATAATGATAATGATAGACACACTTCACAAAATTATACAGTTTCATCATCTAATACTTGGGAAAAGAAAACTATAACTTTTGCACCAGATACCTCTGGAGCACTTACTAATGACAATACTTTAGCTTTAGCTATGTATTTTATTTTAGGTGCTGGAACTACTTATACCAGTGGCAGTGCAGCTACTGCTTGGGAAACTTTTACAGGTAATGCTGATAATTGGTGTGGTGGTCAAAATGTAAACTTACTAGACAATACATCAAATGAATTTTACATCACAGGAGTACAATTAGAAGCTGGAACATCAGCATCTGATTTTGAGTTCTTGCCTTTTGATATAAATTTAAGAAGATGTCAAAGATACTTTTTTAAACTTTTAGCTGATAGATGGTTGTATGCTATAAATAGTGGAAACACTTATTCAAGGCATTCTATTCAATTTCCAGTTCAAATGAGAGCAACCCCAACTTCAACAGTAAGTTATGGTAGTACTGGAACTGGAAGTGGAGTTCAATTTGAAAATGCTGATTCTGTAACTGTTTATGTAAATGGTTTAGGTGCTTCTGAAACAGACGTAAAGAGTGGTAGTAAATTTGAGTCAGAGTTATAATTATGATTAATACAGTAACAAAAAATTATTTAAATGGACAATTTATAAATTACACTATGGTAAAAAATGAAGTTTCTTCTTCTGTACCATTAGATGAAGCAAATTCAGATTACCAAGCAATTCAGACATGGATAGCAGATGGTGGAACAGTTATTGATAATCCACCAGAATAATGTATAAACAACAAATAAGGAGAACAAACTATGGCATCACTATCAAGCAAGGTTAAAACTTATTGCGCTAATAACGGCGTAGCAAATGTTGACTTTA